CGGACGCGTCCATAAAGACGTACCTCCCCACATTAGGCGCGTTTTGAAAATGAATGGAGAAGACTTCTCCGCGCTTTAATCATTAGGCGTTATTTCTCTTAGGGAAACGGTCGTTCCTGCCCGGTTTGACACCCTCCCTAGCCCTCCCGATGATCCGGGAGAAAAACTCACAGCTACAGAAACCACAAACCCTCCACTTACTGATCCTCCGCCCAGCAGACTCTCAGTCGAACCTTCTGACTCAGGGGTTAAACCGGTGATGCCATCGGTCAAAACCCCCGGCAGGCAAGATGACCAGTCGGGAGACGGTCATTAGCTGCCTCCCTGGCAGCGTGAGGGGCCGGCTGGGAGGGAGAGCTCAGTCAGTAGGTGAGGGTTTGATTTGTGTTAAAGTAGCTGTGGCAGCGTGTGGGGTTCGGGCAGGGCTCATCGTTGCGTTAGAAGTATATGTTATTCCGCTTCAGTGTGATATCGATTACACGCTCGAAGATTTGTTATGGTACACTCAATGTCGCCTGGCCAGGGGCGGCAAGGGGGTGAGTAATTCTGGTAGTGTTTCAAGGAATGGGTCCAAGAGGAGTAGGCCTGTACTAGAGACCCCTGTTAGTAAGTATAGGGCGCTTACTATCAGGTATATGCGCATTTTGAGGCGCGGGGGGCGTCTTCCCCCGCCAGCAGACAGGGGAAGAGGCGATTTCGACTCGAACTCCGAAGGTTGCTGGTGGAAAGGCGCCGTAAGGGATACCGACGTGTTCCCCCACAAGTTCGGGGCCCGGACGGTCAAGGTCAACATACGCTTCGACGATCTGTGGGCAGACGTACGGAGAGCATATCCTGAGGTGGCTGCGATAGTCGGCGGGGACCGGCTAGTACTGGAGGGTATGTACAACGACGAGGCATGTGGCTGGCTGCTCTATCTGTGTGGAGCTTTCAGTACATTGGGTCCTGCCGCTTTCGCGCTGGTACGCGTATTCGGGAAGGACGCATCGTTTCTCAAGGAGCTTAACACTGTGGCCAAGTCAGTGGGGGCGCAGGCTAAAAGGTGGGGTACGTGTGTGTGCGAGCTCGGAACACTCGCAGGCCGGGGTGTTGGGGCTTTGGACGCAGCTAGCGACGTGCGGACACGCGTAGACTCTGACGCCTTCATGCAAGAAAAAGCGGCGGTGTGTGATCATGCATTGCTAACACGCTGCATCGAGCAAGTAGTGCGGGACGAGATGGGAGTGAGACCTACGTGGTCTCCTGTAGAAGACTATTGGACCCGTAGGTGGATGTACACGCGGCCCGGCGCACACAGTAGGTATGCAGAGGAGACCTGGCTGGGGGATCGCGTGAACCTTCCGCCGCGGCCGACGAGAAGGGAGTTCGCTGAGCAAGTGAATGACAACCTTGTTGCCTTGGGCGAACCTAGGGTAGATGCCGGATTTAGCGAGAAAGAGGAGCACGGCAAGACTAGGGCAATATATGGTTGTGATACCCGGAGCTACTACACGTTTGACTACTTGCTTAGACCAGTAGAGGCCGTGTGGAGGAGTCGGCGAACTATGCTCGACCCGGGGAGGAAATTACAGAGTACTCTATACCCGGACTTGGCTAAGAGGCCGGGGATAAGGTACATGCTGGATTTCGACGACTTTAATAGTCAGCATGAGCTGTGGGCTATGAAGGAAGTAGTCCGTATTGCGTGTGCAGGGGCGCCTGCTGAAGTCCTACGCTGGGCGTTGGACTCGTGGGATAATATGTTCGTACATCATTATGAAGCTGGTACGATAACAGAAAAAAAGATGGTTGGGACGTTGCCGAGTGGGCATAGGGCGACAACATTCGTCAACACTATCTTGAATAGGGCGTACTGCTTGTACGCCGCAGGAGGAGACATGAAAAACCTCGACAGCTACCATTGCGGGGATGATGTGATCATTTTCGGCCCTGAGCCGGATGTATCAGATTATATCATTCAGGTAGACAGGTCTCCTTTCAGAATTAACGCAGCTAAACAAAGTGTCGGGTTCGGAGTTGGTGAATTTCTTCGCGTGTCATTCACAGACTCCGAGGCGTGTGGCTACCCTGCGAGGGCAGTGGCATCTATGGTAAGCGGAAACTGGGTAACAGATAACCGCCTTGACAAGAAATCGTACATAGAGACATTGCTCCGCGGGGTATGGACTATTAATAGTAGGTTCCACACGCGAGGGATAGGCAGGGCTCTCGAGACTAGTCTCAAAAGGAGAGCCCCAGAACTATATGGTATGGCAGCATATTTATTAGAGCATAGGTGGAGTTTCGGTGGCAGCCCCGTCTCTATAGCGGAGACAGGTGACGGCGTTGTAGTGGTGAGGTGCACAGGAGGTGAAGCTAAATACAACCGGGAACGGCTAGAGCACACGTACGCCACTGATGATTTTATGAAACATCACATTGACTATACGATGCTCGAAGCGACCGATTATACTCCGGGTCAGCTCCGCAATATGTTAGTAAGAGCATCTGTGAAACCGCGCGGGACATTTGAAGAGACGCCTCTTTCGTATATAACCGAGAGAACTAACAGGTGGTACGCCGCGGATCTCAGATCGGTATGTGCTCTTATATCACGAGAGGACCGGACAACAGTTGAAG